GCAGCAGTGTCCGGTTTGCTTCTTGCACTGGCCCTTCCCCCCCTCTCCCTAGCCCTCACCCACCAGGGGAGAGGGGACTTTAAGCCTGCAACAAGACACTAGGAACCCACAAAGGCGGGATTCGGTGGGATCGGATGGAATCGAGTGGGAATCGTTTTGAGGTCGGGAGGTTAGCGGCGTTCGGTCGCGGCGGGCGCGTCGAACGTTTGAATCGCAAAATCCGAGTTATCCACAGACCTCACCCACTTGATTCACAAAATAAGGCGCAGGGCGTTTTAGGCTTTAATTCCCGCTTAAATCTCCCTGCGCCATCGTTTAAACCAGCTGCTGACAGCTATAGCTGAGTAGCTCGGTAAAGCTTTACATAGAGATCTTTCTCGTCTTCCTGCCAAGGAATGTATACGATCTCCGCGCCTGGACACGCTTTGATGATAGCCTTGACTTGGGGAATAGTGGTAAATGCAGCGAGTATCGGCCCCTTAAACATCAAAGGCGGATTCCTTTTGGTAAATAACAGGATCTCCTCCGGGTTGAGCTTGATTACCTTGTTCTTCGTGAGACATCGAATAGCATCATCACCGAGATAGTCGCTGATGATGCCGTTAAGGTTGGACATCTGTGGCACCACGATCGCGGTCTGGAGGTGTTTGCCTTCCTTCATAAGGGCTCCACATTTATGGAACGCCTTCGCTATTGCATCTCCGCCTGGTTCGGTGTAGAAATACATGGCATATTTCCTTTCATGGGGTTAATTGATGGCTCAAAACAGATTAAATCGGATACTGAAAATATTGGGCGCCTCGACAGAGGCCTTCCGGGGGGTCGACATGGATGCCTATCTTGCGTTGGGCAAAGCTGCTCATGAAGTGAGCTGCGCAATTGAGGCAGCCGAGAAAGCAAACCGTAAAGTCAAACCCATTGCGGTACCGCTTGCAAAAGCGCTTTTCGGCTAATCCGGGCGGCAGAATATCTTTCCGGCGTATTTGCGCTTAAATCGCTTGCAATATCGTTTAAACCGACTGGTGGCAGTACCGACAGGTGTTAGCTTCTGCTTTGACGAATTCTGCGCAGTGTGGACACTTCTTGCTCTCTCGCTGGGCCTTTTCGTTGAACCTTTGGGCATCAACATAAACCGAATAAAGGCTGAACAACCAGGCTATCAACGCCAAGATTGCAATTAGAATCAAAAAACCGTCGGAAGTCGAGGCGGACGCTATTGTATAACCCATCCAACCGCCGATCACTCCAGGGAAAATAATAAGGTAAAGCGCAAGGTACCAAATCCCGGACCCATACCTTTCAACGTAGATATGACCTGCTCCTGGTATGATTGCTCCAAGTAGCACAGCTAGTCCTGCATTCTTAGTCTTCACAAGACTCCTCCCCCTCGCTCAATACCTCTGAATAACCCACTTCACCCGGCCCAGGACGAAGTGTTCATCGACCCGGTCTAACATTACGACAAAGTCGGCAAATTTCGAGTTGTCGGACCTGCAGGTGATCTTTTCCGGGTCAAGGTACAGTCGCTTCACCACAGCCCCCTCATAAGGCACCCAAACCGCGTAAATCTCCCCACTTACTACCATCTTATCTTCACGATCTACGCCTACTATCGCACCGTCCACGATGGTGTCTTCCATGCTGCGGCCGCGGATCAGTACCGGAACGATCGACGGCTTGTAGTACCCCTTCGGCACCGCTACTTCTGCAACCGGAGTGGTATCGGTGAGTTCGTTCGGATGCCCAGCGCCGGCTAGCGCGTAAACCTTCACTTTATCGACCGTAGTCGGCTCGTACTGGTCCACCCGTTCGCTCACACCCTGCAGCTCTTCCGCCAGCTCGCCACTGCTCCCAGTCAGTAACCACTCCATGGTGCGGCCGGTCGCCTTGCTGAGCTTGAGTAGTTGGTCCGCGCGCGGGTTGCCGTCCTTATTCAGGATGTTGTAGAGCGTTGACTTAGAAACGCCGGCACGCGCAGCCCATTTATACGGCTCCTCTTCGCCGATGATCTCAAGCAGTCTTTTCTTCAGGTTTAGTTCTGAACTCATAGGCCTCAGTTCCGAACAGGGTTGCGAACCGAAGCTGATCAGTTCGGAACTCTGTTTCACATTAAAATACAGATAGTTGCAAATATGCAGACAAAAGCGCTAAAACGCCGAGTTCCGAACTGCAAAAAAATATTGACTTACTGAAAGTTGTGAACTATAAGAGTTCAGAACTTACTAAACTTGTTTAGCTGGAGGGTCCAAAAAAAGGAGGGAAATCAGCCCCCTTTTTGACCCCTAAAAATGAGGCCTGAATGGATCGTAAAACGCACCGCAAAGTAAAGGCCCTGCTCAACGAAAACGGCATCAAGCTAAAGGACGTGGCTGTTGTCGCCAAGGTCGGCGTCCCTGCCATCTCCGGCGCGCTGAACGGACACTGGGAATCCCGACCGGTCCAAATCGCTCTGGCCAACGTGCTCGGCATGAACCAGAAGAAGTTCGACCGGATCTGGAAACACGCGGTCTAGTAATAGATCGGGAATATAGACGAAAATTAACGGCCATTCAATGACAAAGAACAAAAAAAGTTTAGTCACCGATAACGACCAGCTGAGCCTCCTGGACCTGTTACGCCAGGAGAGGGAAGAGCGGCAGTTCAGCCGCCCAGGTCGGCTCAATATGAACGCGCAGATCAGTGCGGCGATCAAGGCCGGCATCCGCAAGGCACCCAAGTCCAGGGAAGCGATCGCGGAGGAAATGGAAGAGCTCGCAGGCGAGCGGATCACGGTCTGCATGATCAACAATTGGACCGCCGACAGCCATCCCCATGATATGCCGGGCCGCTTCTACTCGGCGTTTTGTGCTGCGACTGGAGACGTCGAGCTGATCCGGCTACTGGCCGAGGGCGCGGGTGTCTTCATGCTCCCCGGTCCCGACGCCCTTCGGGCGGAGATACAGAAGCTTGATGAACAGTCCCGGGAGCTGCAGGCGCAAAAGAAAAAGCGTTTGCTCTTCCTGCAGGAACTCGAAGGCAAGAGATAGATTGGTCTGAGTCGGGGGGATCTGCAATGAAATGCATCAACTGGGATAAAGAGTATTTTCCGGCCAAGGAGTTGGCGGGGCTGCCGGGCCTGCTCCGGACCAGTACAGAACGCGGCGTGCAGTTGCGCGCCGATCGCGAAATCTGGAACTTTCAGCAGGTCGACGCGAAGGGCGGCCCCGGCGGCAAACGTACCGAGTATCACCTCGACTCCCTCCCCGCCGAAACCCGCGCCCATATCCACATGCAGCGCGAGCAGGCGCAGCCCAAAAAGCCCCGTGTTAAGCGGGATTTAAACGGATTTAAAGATGCGGCATCCACATCACCGGCAGCGGCCGATCACTCGCACCTCTGGGCCTACTACGAGCGCAAGCCGGAGCGCGCCAAGCTGGACGCTCAGCGCAAGCTCGCGGCGATCACGGCGGTGGAGAAGCTGATCGACGAGGGGGAGTCGAGGTGCGACGCCTACAAGATCGTGGCCGCCCAGGTCGGCGACAACTGGCAGACGGTGTCGGGCTGGCTCAAGAAGGTCAAGGGTGTCGACCGCGCCGACCGGCTCCCGGTCCTGGTGGACCAGTACGCCGGCCGCCAGAAAAAAGCGGAGTGCGACATCCTGGCCTGGGACGCCTTCAAGGCTGACTACCTGCGCAAGGCCCAGCCCACTCCTCAAGCCTGCTACGACCGCCTCGAGCGCTCCGCCAAAAAGCACGGCTGGACCATCCCGAGCCTCAAAACGCTGATGCGCAAGCTGGAGAAGGAGCTCCCCCGGGAGGCGATCATACTGGCGCGCCTGGGCGCCGAAGGCCTCAAGAAGTGCTACCCGGACCAGGAGCGGGACCACGCGGTATTTTCCGCCCTGGAGGCGGTGAACGGCGACGGCTACACCTTCTGGCCCCACGTCGACTTCGGCGACGGCGTCGTGGTGCGCCCCACCGCCTGGGTCTGGCAGGACATCTTCAGCTCCAAGATTTTGACCTACCGGGCCGACGTCTCCGAGAATACCGAGGTGATCCGTCTCTCCTCCGGCGACATGGTCGAGCGCTACGGCATTCCCAGCGACTGGTGGTTCGACAACACGCGCGCCGCAGCCAACAAGACCATGACCGGCGGCGCTCCCAACCGCTACCGCTTCAAGGTCAAGGAAGAGGACCCGATGGGGATCGTGCCTATGCTGGGCGCCACCGTCCACTGGGCCACACCCGGACACGGCCAGGCCAAGCCTGTGGAGCGCATTTTCGGGCGAGGCGGCCTGTCGGAGTACGTCGACAAGCACCCGGCCTGGGACGGCCGCGGCACCAAAAAACGGCCGGTACCGCTCGCAGAGTTCCTGCAGATCCTGGAGACCGAGGTGGTCACCTTCAACGCCCGCCTGGGCCGCACCGGCCGCGGCATGAACGGCCGCTCCTTCGACGCCGTCTTCGCCGAGTCCTACGCGAGGACCGTGGTCCGCAAGGCCACAGCGGAGCAGCGGCGGCTCTGGCTGCTCGCCTGCGACAGCGTCACCTGCAACCGCGATGACGCCTCCATCACCATCAAGTTCTACAACCACAGCGGGGGCGAGAACCGTTACTGGAGCGAGGCTTTGCGCACCTTCGCCGGCCGCAAGATCACGGTCCGCTTTGATCCGGAACACCTGCAGGGGGAGGTCCACTGCTACACCCTGGACGGCCGCTACATCGGCGCCGCCCAGTGCATCCTCGCCGCCGGCTTCAACGATCACGACGCGGCCCGCGAGCACGCTCGCCAGCGCAACAGCTACAAGAAGGCTGTTAAGACATCGCTGGACGCCGAGCGCCGCATGACCGCGCTGCAGGCTGCAAGCTTCATCCCGCCTTCCGAGGCACCGGCGCCGCAGAGCACCAAGGTGGTCAAAGGGACCTTCAAAAAGGCCGTGGGCTCGGAGCTCACCAGCGACGGCTACGAGGACAGCTTTATACGGGCGGTGGAGCAGATGAAGGAGTTGGAGATGGAGAGGCGCAAGACGAGGATCTGATATGAAAAAAGGCCGGGGTAGCCGCCCCGGCCCTTTAACACCCGCCCAGGGGCGGGGATGACCAAACAGGAGGAGAATACCAGATGACCGAACGATTCGCAACACAGGACGCACTGCGCAGCCACATCAGGTCCCTGACCGAAGTAGGGTCGGACCTCAGCCAGAAACAGGTAGCCCGGGAGTCCGGGGTCAACGACGGCGCCCTGAACTCCTGGCTGCAGGGGAAGTACAAGGGGAACAACGAGAACATCTTCGAGAAGCTCCGCACCTGGGTCGAGTATCGCGAGCGCAGCCAAACGGCCGCCGATATCATGCCGCCGCCCCCCGCCTTCGTAAAAACACCCACCGCCGGGCGGATCCTCCCCGTGCTCTCCTACGCCCAGATGGCTGCCGACTTCTGCGTGATCTACGGTGGCGCCGGCGTCGGCAAGACAACCACCGCCAAGAACTACCGGGACAACAATCCCAACGTCTGGCTCGCCACCATGACGCCCGACTGCTCCACGGTCCCGGCGGTCCTGGAGGAGATAGCAATCGCCTTCGGGATCTCCAATGAAAAGGGAGGCGCGGCCTCTAAAATCCGCCGGGAGATCGTGAGCCGGATGAAAAACAGCCACGGCCTGCTGATCGTCGATGAGGGGCAGCACCTCAACAGCTCCGGCATCGAGTCAATCCGCTCCCTTTATGACCTTGCCGATGGCGACGCGGGCGTTGTGCTCGCAGGCAACGAGAGCGTCTACAACCGGATTACCGGGGGCTCCAGGGCCGCCCACTTCGCCCAGGTGTTCTCCAGGATCGGGAAGCGCCTGCGTCTGAATCAGTCGGTCGACGGCGACGCGCATATGCTGGCCGCCGCGTTTGGCATCACCGGTAAAGCCGAGCAGGCCCTGCTGGCCGACATCGCCAAGAAGCCGGGCGCCCTGCGCGGCATGGTCAAGGTGATCCGCAACGCCAGCATGTTCGCCGCCGGCGCGGGCGGCGCGATCGGGCCGGCGGTGATCAGGGCTGCATGGCGCGACCTCGGGGGTGAAGGGTGAACATAAAGACGCTGAAGCTGAACCCGAACAAGTACGGGTTCGATCCCAATCTCATGGTTGCCTGCTTCGTCGAGCTGGTCCGCTATAACCCTGAAGCCTCGGCCAAAGACCAGGCGAAGGGTGCGGTCGCTCTGTACCAGACCATGTCCGATCTGATGACCGCCAACGGCGGAGAAATGGAAGTTCCTGTTATGCAACACTGCCATCACTCAAAGGGGGGAGCATGCTGAGAGGACTGTACGGAAAGCTGATTCGGAGATTTGACCCGTGGGCCAAGAGCAAACGGCTGGCCGACAAACGGGCCGTGTGCAACTTCCTGAAGGAGATTCGCGGCGGCAGAACGATGCCCGACCAGCTCACCGGGGCGCCTGAAGCGAGGGCCAGCAAATGAGCCCGGCGGCGGCGCGCGGCGAGTTCCAGGGCTGTGGTCCGGAGTGGGCCTGCGACCAGTACGGCGTCGCGGATCACGATTACAACGGCTGTACGGAGTGCCAGGAGAGGTTCCAGACCTACTTGGCCGCTAAAAAAAGCATGGATCAGCTGGGGCTTTTGCCCACGGCAAGGAGGGCTGCATGACCAAGGCGGACATTGCAGTGGAGGGTATGATCAAGCGCATCGGGACCGATCCCAGGCTGGCTTACCTGGTGGGCCCCGCGACCCAGACATACATGGACCTGACCGACGCCTACGCGGAGATCAAGGGGGTCGATCCGGACGTGTTCCGGCAGAGTTTCGAGGCGGCGCTGCAGGTGCAGAGATTGCCTGCGCGCAAGGATATCCCGGCTCGCAAGAGCCAAACAGAGGCAAAACCACAACCACGAAAGGAGCAAAAAAGCATGAAGACAGCACAGGTAGCGATCGAAGTACCGGCGGGGTTCCGCCAGAACGGCAAGGGCCACTTGGTTCCGGAACACCTGATTTCGCCGGTGGAGCAGATGACCGACGACCTGGTCACCGAACTGGCAGCAAAGTGGCGCTCGCTGAGCGAGACGATCGCCGAATTCAAGCAGACCACCTTCGGCGACGTCCACGCGTTGCTCGGCACCATCAACGAGGAGTTCCAGGTCAAAAAAGGCGGCGAGAAGGGGAACGTTCAGCTTTTCTCCTATAACGGCGGCTACAAGCTGCTGGTAGCCGTAAACGAGAAGATCGGCGTCGGCCCCGAGCTGCAGGCATGTCTGGAGAAGATCCGGGAATGCGTCCAGGTGTGGAAGGAGGGTGCTAAGCCCGAACTGATCGTGCTGCTGGATGAGCTCCTGGCACCCAATGGCAAGGGGAGCGTAAGCATCGGCAAGCTCCTGGAGGTGAAGCGCTACAAGTTCGATAGCGACGATTGGCGCATGGCCATGAAGGCGTTAGATGAGTCGCTGCGAGTGGTTGGCAGCAAGCAGTACCTGAGGCTCTACGAACGCAACGAATCCGGCGCCTACATCGCGATCCCGCTCGACATAGCGGCGCTGTAGGAGGCCTCCATGACATGCCCGAAATGCGGGTCAACTGACAACAGAACAGACCGGGGCATCCCCGGTCTGGTTTTTATCGCCTGCAACAGCTGCGAAGCCGTCCTGGCGCCAGCGGTTGCGGCTGCAGACAGGAGGAGGTAATGGCCCGGAAACAGCCCACCCTGCAGCAGCTGCAGCAGGTAATAGACGACTGGAACGCCAAGCACGCGATCGGCGTCGCCGTTGTCGTGAAACGCGGCAACCAGGACTTTCACACCAGGACGATCAGCCCAGCCAGGGTCTTAGAAGGTCACACCCCCGTCATCTGGGTCGAAGGCCTTTCCGGCTGCTACGCCCTGGACAAGGTATCGGCCATCAAAAGCCAGGAGGATTAAAGATGCGAAACGATCATTTTGCCGGCGTCGACAAAATGATCGTCATCCCGGCGTGGCGGCCGGGGTCTGATGAGCAGCCGCGGGGAGATGAGGTCAACCGATATGAAGGGCAAATCGAAAAGTCACGTTGAGGTCGTAGCCGTGTGCAGCTATCACGGCAGATTTCAGCAGAAGAAAAAGCTGAACAAGAATCAGTCGGAGTCTGGCGCGGCTGTCACCGGGTATTACAACGCTGTCGTCTGTCCTCAGTGCCGCCATTGGGCGAAGATCATCTCCCAGGAGATCGTCACCGTGCCAGTGGCGCCGGGCAAAGGAGCCCAGGGGAGTCTGTTATGAGAACGGTGACGCTACCCTACTATGTCGACACCCGCCCGGCACCCGACAAGGCGCGAGCGCCGGAAAGCGACATCGAGCGCTTCATGGCGGCCGCCAATCTCTTCGGCTGCGAACTGCTCGGCGCGCGGATCACGCCGCGACAGTGCGAGATCAACAGAGGACAGGCTCTCTACTCCTGCAGCAAGTGCATCCAGGAGCGGCCGGATAACAAGGCCGAGAAGCTGGTCAAGCGCGCCAAGCGGGGCAAGGGTGACAACCCGAACAGCCCCTGGCGAGATACCCGGACCTACCCGCTTGAGCCGCCTAAAGCGGACCAAAGCCAGTCAGGTCAGGTCAGGTCAGGTCAGGTCAGGTCAGGTCAGGTCAGGTCAGGTCAGGTCAGGTCAGGTCAGGTCAGGTCAGGTCAGGTCAGGTCAGAGACGCCGACGCTTGACGCGGTAACGCTCCAAATCCTGCAGATCATGGCGGAGAAGTACCATTGCGCGGCAGCGAGGCAGATCTTGAAGGGGGGACCGTGGACTGGACAATCGTAGCTTTACCATTGAGTTTGGCAATAGTTGTCGGCTGGTTCATCAGCTGGCTTGCATCGAGGTAGCAAACAAAACCAGCCCCTGCAGCTGCTCATCACCATCAATTCATCTGTTGCGGGACAGAACATGGGTATCCAGAGCGGTTGCAGGGGCGGGGAGGTGATCCATGGAGCGTAAAAAGGACGAAGAAATATGCTCGGAAATGTTTCGGGCATGTGTTTTTAACGACGAAGCAGAGGCAAAGCAGTGGTGCTGCGACTACCCGGATAAATGTGGCACCAATGTGCCAGGGCAACGGCTGCAAGACCAGTTAAACGGGGGTTAAACCATGGCTTCAACAAATTTTAAAAAGCGGACTCCCGAGCAGCAGTGGAATAGCGATCGCTCCCGGATTCATGCGCTCCTGGGCAACGTCAAGAAGGCCCGGCCGGAGTACTCCGACGAAAACTACCGGGACACCATCAGCATCATCAGCAAAGGCCGCTGCGAGTCCTCGAAAGAGTTGACGCCGGCCGAGCGGATCACCCTGATCGAGCAGCTGACCGAGCTGGCCGGCGAGGCAGTGCCCAAGAAGAAAGGCACCTGGACCAAGAAGGGCTATCCGAACCGGCCCACGAACATGGACACCCCCGGCGAGTCCCGTGACGCGCAGCTGGGCAAGATCGAAGCGCTGTTGACGATCGGCGGCTTGTCCTGGGCGTACGCAGACGGTATCGCCAAACAGATGCGGCTGGCGGACAAGGTACAGTGGGTCCCGGCCAAGGATCTCTTCCGCATCATCACCGCCCTTACAAAGAAGGCCCAGAAGGAAAACTGGGACCTGAGCGGAGCACGATAATGCCAAAACAGAGCACCACACTCACGGAGATCCGGGAGCACATCCTGGAGGACCTGGTCAAAGAGATCGGCATGCCGCGAGCCGAGGCCAACTCAATCGCTTTCTGCGTAGTCGGCACCATCCGGAAGAAATGGGGCGGTTGCGAGGGGATCTACATCCCCAACTCGGACCAGCTGGAGGAGCGCGACTGGAAGATGTGGGAGATGTTCAACGGTTCGAACTATGACGAAGTGGGTCAGGCGTTCGAACTCACCGGCCGGCAGGTTCGCAACCGTATCCGGATCATCCGGCCGATCGCCGAGAAGCGCGACCAGGCCGGGCTGTTTGACAGCTACCTGGCAGAGGCAGGGTGACATGGAGGTGACCGAGTGAATGGCCGGAATCGAGTTGTGGGCACAGCACGAACGAGGGGTTAAACCCGTGGGAGGATATGCGATGTGGTACAGAGTTTTTGCAACGAGTGCAGTGGTAATGCTTCTGTTGATATTGGCCTGCCAGATTGAGGGTGACACTGACAGATACCCTGATTGGCTGAAGGGCATCTTGGGTCTAATTGTGATTGTGGATTCCATCACGTTAGTTGTTTCAATGTTCGCGTCAATTTGGGTTTAAACCAAAAAAGGAGAGAGGCAATGGCCAAGAAGTTGCGGTGTACCTATGAAATGGAAATCGACGTGGAGTTTGAGAATCCAGAGGCGGCGAAAGCCTACTTCATTGACGGGGAGTGGAAAACCGTCTTCTACAGGCTCGATGACCTCCAGGAGGTGGCGGAACACCTGTCATTGTGTTTCCACAACGAACACGACAGGTGGGACAGCGAGGCCAAGTCATTCCGTCGCGACATAGAGGGGTATGGCCGGTATTTCAAACAGGCCGACGGCACGTACAAAGTGGACGCCGCTTCTGCCGCAGAGATCGGCACGATGATAACGGTGGCCTACGAGTCTGAATTGGACAACGCCGGGACCTACGAGGTTTGACATGCTCTATGAATTGCGGCCCCGCAAGAAGGCTCTGGCAGCTGTGGCGGTGAAGCTATGAGAGCAACGCGCCGCTATCTGGTTTACCCGTCAGCGACAGCCAAGCAGTTTATGTGTGTCTGTGCGGCCAGAGATGAACGTCATGCGCTGAAAATAGCACGTCAATTGTTCCGGCTGGAGCGGGACGCATATGCCCGGCTGGAGTCGGCCTAACAACCCTTTATGCCGGTAATGATCAGCGTGATACCAATGATGAACAACGGCAAAAACGCTAAAAGAATAATCAGGTAATCAGATTTGCTCATTGAAACGTTCTCCTGACTGAGTGTTGGAAATTGCAAATTAACTATAAATTATTTTTATGTCAAGACATAACGGTTTTCGAGCTGGCCGCGCCAGCGGACGAGCGAGGGGTTAAGCAGCGCATCTTAGGAGGGATTATGAGCAAGGATTCGGAACGCTGGATAAAGGAAGCAAAGGAGAACCTGAAGGATCACCAGTTCAAGCAATTGGCCTCCTGGGGTGAAGGTGGCAGCGAGGTGTGGGAGTGCTCCCGTCCCGGTTCGAGCTGCTACGCCTTTACTATCTGCATCACCCGGATGGGGATCGCCGTGGTCGGAGACATCGACGGTCTCACCTTCAACGTCGGCAGCAACTACGGAATGCCCTTTCTGGCCGGAAACGACGTGGGCTACTACATCCACTCGAAACTGGAGGCTTCTTGCAAAGAGAAGGAGCTGAACCGTGAGCGCTACTTTGAGTGGGTAGCGAAATGCGTCATCAGGTACATGGCTGACAAATATTTGGACGAGCTGAGAGAGAGGAAGGTCGCTATACCGGACTGGCTCACTGAAGACGCTGACCCGTGCCACAAAGATTTTGAGCGGCTGAAGGACTTCGTATACCGCGTATGGTACGGCCTTGAGGCTGGGGATGACCTTTGGGATTGGTTTTATGCCTGTCACAACACCCTGGATGCGGCCGACGGGACGGCAGAGATCCACGAGGCTTACAGCCTTCATGATCTGGATGGCGTGGACTTCGACTGGTGCGATGCTCCTGACTTTGAGAAGCCGAGAGAAAGCTTGATGGTTCGCCTCCACATGGTCAACGAGGCGGCGAAGCGGATCATGGAAGGCCAAGCGGAGGCAATGGCGGTCGGAGCGGCTGCTTAACGAATTTAGCTCACCGGCTTGCCGGTGGAGCGGGTGTTAAACCCGCAAGGAGGAGGGATGGCAAAAACGTTGATTTGCCCGACATGCAGCAAGGTGACCTTTGATCCGCAGCATGTCTACGAAAACAGCTTGCAGATAAAATGCCCTGAATGCGGGGCTTGGTCGTCTTCCGCCGAGTGGAAAACGGTGGAGCAACTTCAGGCCGGGGTGAGGCAGCTTAAGGTGGATTGCGAATGCCACCGCGTCCAGGCTGTTGATCGTGGCAACTCCTACCAACAGTCGGTGGCCGAGGTGGAGCGGCTGAAGGCTGCGCTACAACAAATAATCGATGCCGGCGAAAGCGGGAGCAATTTCCCACAAGACGGTCGCATGTTCGACATTGCCAAGTCAGCTCTGGCAGAGGCGGTGCGGCCATGAAATGGATCAGCGTAGAAGACAGGCTTCCCAAAGAAGGCACAGAGGTCACGGTCTACATGATTGGCGGCGCTATCCGGCAGGTCGTCAAAGATAAACGTTTCGGTGGCTGGAAATCTCCGAATTGCGGCGGGTGGCAGCAGGAAACCAGCGCGTTTATCACCCACTGGACCCGCGCTAAGTTGGTCCGGCCTGTCGGCGGGTCGTGGGCGGGCGGGCCGGATGATGCACCCTGGCATGTTAAAGAGGTGCGGTCATGAGCGGAGACAAGCCTACCACGCCTACTGAGTGGCATGAATGGCGCGAGCAGTTACGCAAGAAGAATGGCTTCCTGGTCTTATCGAAGCGGGACAGGGCAATCATCGATCAGCTGATAGTTGATAAGACTCTGTCTCTCGGACCGAGGAATCCGCCTCGCCCCCCAGGGGATAACCCGAGGGCATAGGACGGTTTAACTTGTGAGTATCCCGCCACATGGCGGGATAGCAGCCGAGGGCGATCAGCCCGCAAACCCGCACCATCACCCGCTTTTATGGCGGATAATGAAAACGCAAAAGCCGCCGGAAAAGGGATGACAATGACAGCACTTGCCGAGTTTATCAAAGAGCACGATGTAGAGCTGAGCAAAGAAACCCTTGACCTCGCCAGGATGTTCCCTGGCCAGAAAGTCTACTGCCAAGGCATGGACGGCGGCCGCTGCGCGTTGTGGCTGCAGATCGGCGGCGGCGCCCACACCATGATCGGCTACGGCCTTCCGGACCAAGCCCTGGAGCAGGCGAAGGCCGCGCTCGATGAGCTCCACCTCCAGGCGCAGGCCGGCATCGAATGGTTCATCAAGAGCCGGTCGGAGCGTAAAGAGGTTGACCTGAAGACCTAACTGCGATATAAGGCGCAGGATGCACACACCACAGCCCCCTAACCTCACGGTTCAGGGGGCTTTTTCTTTTGAAACGTTTCAACTGATCAAACCCGCCCCGCCTCTGTATAGTCCCCCCTGCCATTGAAGTTCCCCTTGACCGGCCGCCTCGGGACTTGTCCCCCCCGAGGCGGCCACCACTCATTCAAACGAGGTGACCATGTCCAATGATCTGATGTCCCTGCGCCGGAGAGAGCTCCTGCGCGTCCTTCCGTTTCTTGCCCTGTTCGGCCTCACGCTCTTCTTCTACAAAGGAGACTACGAGCAATTCGTCGGTGCCGTCAACATCCTGAGCATCGTCAGCCTGGTCGCCCTTTTCGGGCACTACGTCCGGAAAACGCTTTTCCCCTACGCGAACCTGCAGGTGGCATGGACCCAGGCGGTCATGAATCAGAACATGCCGGCGGCTGTGGTCTACGTGGCCAAGATAGCCTTCCTGTTCGGCCTGATCTGGCTGGCAGCCTCCTTCATCACCCCCCGCGCCGCCAATGCGGCCAGCGAGCCCTCCGCCAAAGCCAAGCGCTACTTGCCGGTCCTGAAGACAGCCATCGACAAACACTGGCCGGCCGCGCCCATGCGCCACTACATCGCCGGACAAATCGAGCAGGAGAGCGCCGGCTGGCAGGAACGGGCCGAGATGAAGGGTAAAGAGAACGGCAAGCTGCGCGAATACGGCTTCGGCTTAGGACAGATCACCATCGCCTACAATAAGGACGGCTCCGAGCGGTTCAACAACTTCGTTGCCGCTCAGCGCCTCTTCAGGGACTGGAAGTGGGAGGACCGCTTCAACGTCAAGTACCAGCTGGGCTACGCGGTGGTCACCAACCGGGGCAACTTCAGGCAGGTCTCCCGGCTCATGCGCGATGACGACTCCCGCTGGCGCGCCTCCCTGGTCGCCTACAACGCCGGCTACGGGACCGTGCTGCAGCGCCGCGCCCTGGCGATCCGCTCCGGAGTGCCTGCCGATCGGTGGGTGGGCGGACTCGACCAGGTCGCCATGGGATATGAACAAAAGCTCCTCTACGGCCGCCCCCTGGTCAAGATGCGCAACGAGTACCCGCGCATCATCTGCGACGTCCGCGCTCCCAAATACAGGCGGTGGGTATGATGGCGCCGCTGAATGCCCTAGCCGGTGCCGTGACCCTCCGGATCACCCTCTACGTCTGCGCCGCGCTGCTGCTCCTGTCTATCGTGCTCGGGGGGTGGCTCAAGGTGACCATGCTGCAGCGGGATAAGGCCCGCGCCGACAATGCCGGGTGGTCGGCGATGGCGAAGCTGCAAAACCAGGCGGTGGAGCAGTGGCAAGAGAAAGCCGAGGCCCAACAGCTGAGAGCGGCGGACGCCCAGTCGGAATCGGTCCAGATACGCAACGCAAGCCGCAAGGAGGTCGCAAAGATCATGTCGGCGCAGGTCCCGTCCAAGTGTCCGGACGCGGTCCAGTGGGGAGCGATCGAGGCGGCGAAGCTTGCCGAGCTGTGGGAGGAAAACCAATGAGGCGCTTTGCCGTCATCGCCGCCCTCGCCGGCCTGCTTTGCGCCTGCAGCCATCACCCCGATATCGTCCAGGTTCCGTTGGCCGTGCCCTGTCCGGAACCGCCGGCGATCGCCCGCCCGCATCTGCCTGCGGTCGACCTGAACGCATACACGCCGCCCGACCAGGTGATGAAGGCCCTGGTCGCCTCGCTGGAGATCCTGAAGGGGTATGCGGGCGAACTTGAGACCCTGCTGAACGGATACCGGCCGCGTACCGGAGACAGGTGACATGGACGAAATCGATCAGGCTCAGGAAATAAACGAACGGCACCTGGAGATAGCTCTCGAGGAGCACCGAAAACGCCAGCCCGCTGGAGAGAGCAATATCCGTTGCGAGGATTGCCGGGAACCGATACCCGAAGCCCGGCGTGAGGCCGTAGCCGGATGCCGGCGGTGCATTGATTGTCAAACACTACTCGAACACTGGAGCGCACTGCAATGAACTACGCCGCCGGGCAGTTTTACCTCAACCTCGTCATCACCCTGGTCAACCTGATTTTCGGCGTCTACGTCATCTGGACCAACAGGGAGAAAAACAGAAACGCGCGATTCCATGCAGTCGAGACCAGGATGTCAAAGGCCGAGACAGCGGTGGACGTCATCCCGGAAGTGAAAGCGGACCTGAAAAAGCTCGACGTTCGTGTCATCGAAGCCGAGCGGGCGGTGGCCGCGATGCCGGTCTGCGCCAACCATCACCGTATGGAGTCTAACGACAAGCAGCTCTTCGTGCGGCTCGATGACCTGCATGGAGACGTGCGCGAGATGGTCGGCGGCGTTAAAGGCCTGACCAACCAACTGAGACTAATCAATGAACATCTGTTGAAAGGAGGAAAGTGATGGAATTCGCGGACCTGCTGACCGAAGACGAACGTCTGGTCATCCTGCGCGCCCTGGAGAAGGATCTCGGTTACAGCCACAACGAGTCGATTCTGCACTCGGTAGTGGAGCGCTACGGGCACGCCTGCAGCCGGGATAAAGTCCGGACGCACCTGACCTGGCTGCAGGAACAGGGGCTGTTGACGCTGAAGACGGTCGGCACGATCTACGTCGCCACCATCACCCAGCGCGGCGCCGACGTCGCCACCGGCCGGGCCGTCGTCCCGGGCGTGAAACGTCCCAGCCCGGGGGCCTGATCATGGCCAAGGTAGGACGTGGACAGCAACGGAGCGTGGACCTGATCCCTGATGACGTGAAGGCGACCCTTGACGCATATCTGCGCGACAAGAAGCTCTCCCAGATCGAGGCCACCCGGCGCACCAACATGATCCTGGAGGAGCTGGGCCATCCGGTTCGTCTCACCAAGTCGGCTGTCAACCGCTACTCCCAGGACATGGAAGAGGTCGGCGCGCAGCTGCGCGAGTCCCGGGAGGTGGCCCAGCAGTGGATAGGCGCCCTGGGGTCGGTACCTCAAGACGACGTGGGCCTGCTGGTTGTCGAAATCATCCGGTCCCTCTCCTTCGATATCACGATGATGGTGCGTAAAGGGAAGATCGATGCCGACAAGGTCCCTGAAATTGTGAAGACGCTGAATACCATGGCGCTGACCCAGATGAGGATCGAGAAGGCGACTTCGGACAACGTCAAGCGTGCCCGAGAGATTCGGAAGCTGGCCATCGAAGAGGTTAGCGAGGTGATCGAGAAAACCGCGGTGCAGCAAGGGATGAACGCAGAGCAGGCCGCGTTCTGGCGCAACAAAGTTCTGGGAGTCCAGTAAATGGTGACAGAGGTGGCGAAGACTCCCGGCGATGTGATCCGGATACTCGACCCGGAGGAACTCCCCCCGAGCGTGCGCGACCTCCCCGAAGGGCTGGACCCGCTTGCCGACGGCGTGCTTATGGCGCATCAGCGCGAATGGCTCAAGCAGATCCACGAGTTCGACCTGAACATAGCCGAGAAGGGGCGGCGTACCGGCATCACCTACGCCACCGCCCTGGATGACTCCATCACCGCCTCCAGTAACAAAAGAGCCGGCGGAGACAACGTTTATTATGTGGGCGATACCAAGGAAAAAGGCCTGGAGTTCATCGGCTACTGCGCGGCGATGTCCAAGATCATGGCCATGGCCATGGCCGACGGCTGGAACGGCATCGAGGTCTTTCTCTTCGAGGACCAGCAGGAAGACGGCACCAGCAAGCAGATCACCAGCTATCGCATCCGCTATGCCTCGGGGTTCCAGATCGTGGCGCTCTCCTCCAACCCGGCTAACATCCGCGGTCTGCAGGGGATCGTGAATATCGATGAGGCCGCCTTCCACAAGAACGTTCAGGCCGTCATCGACGCCTGCCTGGCGCTGCTCATTTGGGGCGGCAAGGTACGCATCATCAGCACGCACAACGGCATGAAGAACGCCTTCAACCAGCTGATCAGGGATGCCCGCGCCGGCCTGAACGCCTTCAAGGTCTTTCACTGCACCTTTGACGCCGCGGTGGAGAACGGTCTGTACGAACGGGTCTGCCTGGTCAAGGGGTGGACGCCGACTCCCGAGGCCAAGCAGAAGTGGTACGACGGCATCATCAAGGGCTACGGCAGCAACGTCGCAGCCAAGAAAGAAGAGCTCGATGCCATTCCCCGGGAAGGCTCCGGCGTGGCGATTCCCGGCGTGCTGGTCGAGCAGGCCATGAAGGAAGTCCGGCCGGTGCTGCGCCTCGTGCTGGAAAGCGACTTCGTCTCCAAGGGGATGCGCTACCGCGACTCCTGGATAGAGGACTGGATCCGTGTCCACGTCAACCCGGTCCTGGAAATGCTCGACAAGGCACGCCAGCACAGTTTCGGTTCGGACTACGCTCGCTACGGCGACTTTGCCGTTTTCGGTCCCATGACCATCGAGCAGGATCTGCGCCGCCTGGTTCCGTTCATCCTGGAGATGAAGAACATACCGACCCGGCACCAGCAGCAGATCCTCTGGCACATCATCGACCATCTGCCCAAGTTCAGAAACGGCGCCATGGACGCCACCGGCAACGGCTACACCCTGGCCGAGTACACGGCGGACAAGTACGGCCGGCCGCGCATCATGGAGATCAAGCTGAGCGATGCCTGGTACCGGGAGAACATGGGGCCTTTCCAGCAGGCATTCGAGGACGGCCTGTTAGATATCCCCAAAGACGCCGACATACTGAACGACGTGCGAGCCCTGGAGCTGATCGACGGCATCATCAAGCTTCCCAACCTGCGCGTCCAGGACACCAAGGATGCCGAGTTCAAACGACACGGGGACGGCGCGATCATGCTGGCCCTGGGTTACTACGCCACCCGGCAGGACAACGCACCGATCGAGTTCCAGACCGCCGGCTCGACTGATTTCAGGGTCGGCTACGGCGGCAGCATGAACAACTTCATGCGCTCATAGGGAGTAGTCAATGGCCAGCAAACGCAAGATCCGCCGCAAGCAGTGCAGCGGCAAACAGCGCTTCCAGAACCACGTCGAAGCGTGCGACGCCATGCACGGCCTGATCAGGAGCGGCCGCAAGCGCGGCGGCTGGGTGCACGTCTACAAATGCCAGTTTTGCAAGGGTTACCATTTCGGCCATGCGCCGTTACAGAGGTCATAAATGGCAGTTGAAAAACAAAAGCCCGAGATGAACGAAATTGCAGTCGCCGGCGACATGGACATGTTCCAGGGGTTCCTGAACATCATCGAGAACCCCGACAAGGTACTCAACCTGGAGTGCGGCGGCGACATCACCGTCTATGACGACATCGGGCGCGACCCCCGGATCTCCTCCAACCTCGGCACCAGGGCGCGGGCCGTGGTCGGCAAGGAATGGCTGGTGGTCCCCTTCTCCCAGGAAGCGATCGACATCAAGGTCGCCGACTACGTGCAGAAGGTTTTCCTCGACTTCCCGTTCGACCGGGCACGCCGTCCGGTATTGCGCGGTGGTTCCCTCAAGGGGTTCGCGGTATCCGAGATCATGTGGGATCACAGCGAAGGGGACACCTTCATTTACGACATGCGCTACCGCCACCAGCGGCGCTTCCATTATGACAAGGAGGGCCAGCTGTTCCTGAAGACCATGGAACACCCGATGGGGATGAACGTCACGATCCGCGACGGCCTGCCGCTCAAGAAGTTCCAGTCGGTCACCTTTGGCGACGAGGCGGAGACTCCTTACGGCTGCGGCCTGGGCAGGGAGCTGTACTGGCCCTGGTGGTTCAAGAAAAACGGGATACGCCTTTGGCTCATGTTCTGCGACAAGTTCGCGGCACCGACGGTCAAGGGGGAATACGACCCCGGCGCCACCCCGGAGGATCAGGCCAAGCTCCTCTCGGCAGCCCATGCGGTTCACTCCAACTCGGCAGTGATCTATCCGAAGGGTATGAGCCTCGGCCTGATCGAGGCGGCGCGATCCGGCGCCATCACCACCTATCGCGAGCTGACCGAGTTCATGAATGAAGAGTCCACCATCTGCATTCTGGGCCAGACGGCGACCACCACCGGCACCGCTGGCAAGATGGGCAACGAGGATGCCCAGGAGAACGTCAAGGACGACATTATAAAGGCCGATGCCGACGCGCTCTGCGAGCACTACAACGCACGCGAGGGGGTGATCCGCTGGCTGGTCGATTACCAGTTCCCCGGCCACGGCCGCTACCCCAAGATCTGGATCGACTGTGAGAGGGGCGAAGACAAGAAGACTCTGGCCGAGCGCGACGACAAGCTCTCCTCCGCCATGGCGCGTAGCAACAAGCGGTTGACCACCGGATATTTCGTGCGGGTCCACGGCCTGGAAGAAGATGACATCGAGGAGATCCCGAAAGAGAATACTCCGCCGGCGCCGAAAGCCCCGGAGCCTGGCACCGTCTCCTTTGCCGACCCCGCGGGCTCGGAAACCTTTCCGGACCAGGTCGTGGTGGACGCGCTGCTCGGGCTGGTCACGCCGGAGACCCTGCAGAAGCAGATGGGGCCGATCCTGGCGCCGATCATCACGGCGCTGCAGAAATCGGGCAACACGGAGGAGGCGATGCAGGGGATCGTGGACGCCTATCCGGACATGGACGGCACGGCCCTGGAGAAGCTCCTGACCAACCTGATCTTCATTTCGGAGATCATGGGACGGCTCGATGCCGGAAATTGACGTCGCCAATCTGTTCGGGCGCGAGCCGGAACAGGTCGTGGAGTACCTGAAGCAGAAGGGATACACCTTCAGCTGGCGCTGGCAGGATACGCTTGAGGCCGCACACGCCCGGGCCTTCACGGTGGCGAAAGTGATGCGCCTGGACATCCTCCAGGACATCCGGGACTCCCTGGACCGGGCCATCCGGGAAGGTCGCACCTTCGAGCAGTTCCAGCGCGAGCTGATGCCGACCCTCAAGACCAAAGGGTGGTGGGGCAAGGTGATGGTGGGAGACGGCGCCGGCGGCGGCGAGGTGGTGCAGCTGGGCAGTCCGCGTCGGCTGCGCACCATCTACGACGTCAACCTACAGACCGCCAATCAGGCAGGGCGCTACAAGTCGCAGTGGGAGGATCGGGAGAACCGCCCCTACTGGATGTACGTGGCGATCCTGGACGGCCGCACCCGGCCGCTGCACCGGGCGCTGAACGGCAAGGTGTTTCGTTGCGACGATCCGTTCTGGGACTATTTCTATCCGCCCAACGGCTGGAAGTGCCGTTGCCGGGTACGTGCGCTCAGCGCTGCCGAGGTGGAGAGCCTGGGACTGACTGTCGAGAGCTCGGCAGGGAACCTCTCCTTCAAGGACGTGCTCCTCGATGCCAAGACCGGCGAGGCGATCGAGGTCGCGGTGTACAAGGGGACAGACGCCGGCGGCCGCGCGTTCACCGTCTCTCCGGATGCCGCCTGGAGCTACAACCCGGGTAAAGCCGCCTGGCAGCCGAATTTGGACTTGTACGATCACCAGGTGGCGGTCAAATACCTCGAGGGCGGCTTGACCGGCCCGGACTACCGGATGTTCTTCGAGCAGAGGACTGCCGGCAACTTTCCGGTTGCGGTCCTGGATGAAGGGTTCCAGGCAACCATCGGGGCGAAAAGCCAGACGGTCTACCTGTCGGACCAGACGCTGGCGAAGAACCTGATTGCGCATCCGGAACTGAGCATCGCCGATTACCAGCAGCTGCCGCAGATAGTCAGCATGGCACAGCTGATCGTCCAGGACGGTGATCAATCCCTGGTATTCGTCAAGCGTGACGACAAGATCTACCATGCCGCGATCAAGGCGACCAAGAGCGGGAATGGCCTTTTCCTGACATCGTTCAGATTTACCAGCGAGGCGGATATGGAGCGGGTGAAGAAGAGGGGGACGGTTCTGATGGACGAAATGGGGAAGTAAGGCTGGCTCCGGGTGGGGCTCCCTGGCACCCACACATGATCCGCTTCTTTCGAGCGTTCTACGGCCGGGAGATTCACCGTGTTTCCGAAGCCTACACGCAGCTTAGCATTTTCAGAGGAACAGTCAAGACATGTTTAAGGTACTGCCGCAAGGCCTGGACGAACAGATCGCCCGCATCAACGTAGCGATCAGCCGGGGCGAGAACATGACCCCGCTGATGCGCCGCATCTCCGGCATCCTGGGCAGCGGCTTCGAGCGGAACTTCGCGGCCGAGGGACGGCCTGCCTGGCCCGACCTCGCCCCGTCGACCAAGAAGGCCCGGGCGCGCAAGGGGAAATGGCCCGGCCAGATCCTCCAGGTGTCGGCAGCGGGTTTGGCCTCCTCGGTCCAGGAGTTCTTTACCGCGACCACGGCGGGCGCCGGCACCAACAAGTTCTACTCCGCCATCCAGCATTTCGGCGGCACCATCGTCCAGCATCCCCGGAGCCAGAAGGTCTACTTCCGGGCCGACGAAAAGACCGGCGTGATCGGCAACCGGTTCGTGCGAAAGAGCAAGTCGAACTTCTCGCAATGGGCCACCTCCGGTACCCGGACCATCACCATCCCGGCCCGACCCTTCGCGGCGATCACCGCGCAGGAAGTCCTCGAGATCGAGGTGGCCACACTGGATTTTCTGACCATGCGCTGAGGCGGCCAAATTTGCCCTGTGGCGGGTAGGTGCCAGCTAGGGTAGCCGAAAATGCTGCGCGCCCGCTACAGGCAAATTTAAGCGGGTGTTAAACGCTACTATCATGAGCGGTCCGGACCCCGGATTTTAATAATTGAAACGTTTCAACTGATCAAGGCGGTTCGGAAGGGATATAAGAAGCGGAGCCCGGTGCAGCCGGGCTCCGGGAAAGCGTCTCAGCAAGCTCCGCCGAGTCCCACAAAGGAGGATGCATGGCAAAGAAAATCAAGATGCTCAAGCCGGGCACGTTTAAGGACATGAAGGGAGTTGTGGTGAACCTGAGCGAGGCGGACCTGCAAGCGAGCGCGGCCGCCTACGACCCGGCTCTCTACGCGGCGCCCATGGTGATCGGCCACCCCGAAGCGAACCACCCGGCCTATGGGAAGATCGGCGGCATCGACTTCTCGGAAGGCTTTCTGAACGGCGACCCGGCCATCCACGACTCGAACTTCGAGCGCATCGTGAACGGCGGTTACTACGATCGGGTGTCGCTCTCCCTGTTCTCCCCCACGGCCCCGTCCAACCCAAAGCCCGGCGTCTGGTACCCGCGTCACCTCGGGTTTCTCGGCGCCATGGCCCCGGCGGTCCCGGGACTCGGCACGGTCAGCCTGGCGGCGGAGGAGGAGGGCGTGGTCAGTCTTTCGGTCAACCTGGGCGACTGGAACGACCGCACCATCGCCCGGATGTTCCGGAACGTGAAGAACTTCCTCATCGATAAATTTTCTAAGGAAGAAGCGGACCAGGTCCTGAACGAGTGGGACCTGGAACAAATCACCGAGGACGCGCTCCGCCCGGAGCCGGCCCCATCGACCGTCGAAACATCATTCGCAGAAGGAGAAGGAGAGGCTATGGATGCAAAACAGAAGGAAGAGCTGGAACGGCGCGAGGCGGCCGTCACGAAGGGCGAGGTCGAGCTGAAAACGAAGCAGAAAGAGAAGGGCCACGGTGACAACGTTGCTTTCGCCGATGGGCTGGTTCAGGCCGGCAAGTTGCTACCGGCGAAGAAGGCAGAGGTCGTCGCCGTTCTCGATTTCGCCGCCGGCATCACTGAGGGTGACAGCGTCTCATTCGGCGACGGGGACGCGAAGCAGACCAAGACGCACCTGCAGATCCTGCAGGACCTGTTCAAGGACCTGCCCAAGCAGATCGAGTTCGCCGAGCTCGGTGGCGGCGAGGCGCCCGGCAAAACCGGCGGCGCGATTCCGACCGACTTGTCCAAGCACATCTAAGCCGGCGGGCACCCCCAGCCCATCAACGCACTTAAAGGAGATGAAATGACCATCAAAGGAAAAGTCGGAAGCTTCACCCGCTCCGAGGAGCGCGCCCGGATCGCCGGGCATGACCCGGTCGTCCTCGCCGGCCAGCTCCCCGCCGCCGACGGCGTTTACCCCTGCGGCCTGCTGCTCACCCGCAGCGCGGCAAACGTATTGATCGCCCTGACGCTGATCGCGGCCGAAGTGCTCGCGACCGGCGCCGGCAATGTCAAGGCCTACGCCGCCACCCTCGCGGAGTTCCCGGTAGAGCCCGGCACCCTCGTCATCACCGACGGCGTCGAAACTTTCACCGATGACGGCTTCGGCCATCTCACCGGCGACGCCGGCGGCACCGGCACCATCAACTACCTGACCGGCGACTATGCAATCGAGTTCGCCGTCAACGTGCTCCTTGCCTCCGACATCGAGGCGGACTACACCACCGCCTTCGCCGGCGTCCTCGACGAAGAGGTCGATACCGCCGAGTCCGAATCCGGGCTCTACGTGGCGCACGGCACCGTGGACAGCAACGTCCTCAAGGTCGGCAAGGTGGCCAAGGCCGAGCCGACCGCGGCGCTCTTGATGCTGATGCAGAAAAAAGGCGTCTATCCGAAGTAAGTAGCGGCCGAATGAATCCGGGCGAATGATTATTCGCCCCTACAGGGAGATCAATCACATGAAGAACTTTTTTGCAGTTTGCTCCGTTTGGCTCGGCCTGCTTCTCTTGGCCGTTCTGGTGATGCCGGATGCCCCGGCGGTCGCCGCCGATATCCCGGGAGGCGCACTCTTCGTGGCACCCATGCTGGCAGCCGGCTTCCTGAACATCCGGGGCCTCTACAGCCGGGAAGCGATCATCAAGTACCTGACCGGCCTTCCCTTGATCGAGACGGTGGTCATGGACAGCATCTTCACCTTCCGCCCCCAGCATCCGCTTGCCCTGATCGGTGCCGACACCATTAATAGCGTGGCCCGCGCCATGCCTTTGGCGCGACGGGGCGGCAGGTCCATCACCGTCCCCGGCAGCTCCGGGGCGACGGGATTCTACGAACCGTTCCCCATCCACCCGGACATATTCGTCAGCGGTGTTGACCTGAACAACCTGAAAGTGATCCAGGGGAACCAGGCCGGCCTCGATGCCTGGGCACAGGGGAAGACCGACATACTGCGCCGTACCGTCCGCGCCACGACCGAAGCGCTTTGTGCCGTCTCCCTCACCGGAAAGATCCAGTGGCCGGTGCAGCTCGAGGGTGGTGGCTTCGAGACCTACGAGGTGGACTTCGGCGCCATCCAGACCTTCGCCCCCGCGGTCAAATGGTCCGACGGCGCCGCGAAGCTCAAGGACGTGTTCCTGACCCTGCGCGGCATGCACAAGAAGCTCAAGGAAAAGGGTTACGGCGGACGGGTCGAGTTCTGGGCCGGCGAGACCGCCTACAACACCCTCTTCGCCCTGGCCGAGGGGTTCGTCTCCACGGCGCAGCTCACGGTGGCCATCAGTGACGCGGGCATCAACATCGGCGGCTACCTGGTCAAGCCCCGGGACGAGATGTACTACAACCCGCAGACCAAGGCGATGGTCCCGATCGTGGCCGCGAAGTTCGTCAAGGCGATCGCCCTGGACGCCGGCCACCAGATGCCCTACTGCGCCATCGACGACCTGGACGGCAACCTGCAGCCGATGCCCTTCTTCGTCAAGCCGATCAAGAGCGAGAACCCGTCCGGCTACCAGCTGGTCGCGGAGAGCAAGCCGTTCCCGATCCCGAACGTCGACGGCATCTGCGACGCCCAGGTCATCGCCTAAACCATGTACTGCACACTGGAAGACATCAAGAAGAGCCGCGTCCAGGAGGCGCGGCTCATCCAGTTGACCGATGACGCGGATACCGGCGAGGTCAACGAGGAGGCGGTGAACGGCGCCATCTCCGACGCCGGCGAAATGATCGACGGTTTCTTGCGAGGCCGGTATCCGCTCCCCCTCAACCCCGTCCCCGGCCTGATCCGGACCATCGCCCTCGATCTGGCCACCTACGGTATTTACGGCCTGAAGCCGGAGTTCGAATTGCCCAAGCTGGTTGGCGATCGTTACCAGACGTCCACCAAGCTCTTGATGCGGATCCAGGACGGCAAGATGGATCTTTACGAAAAGGACGAACCGGCCCAGGTCCAGGCATCGGGCGGTCCGGCCTTTATCCAGGGCACCAGTGTCTTTACCGAGGAACGCCTGAAGAACTTTTAAAGGGGCTTTAAATGCTGGTTGAAACGCAGGAAGCCATCATCCAAGCGCTGACCGAGCTGAACGTCTTCCGGCACCTCGACGGCTGGCAGGGAAACATCGAGGAGCTGATCAAGGTCCCCACCAAGCTCCCCTCCGCGCACGTCGCCCTGGGCGAGATCATTTACGGTGAGGAGCCGGCGGCGATCGGCAGCAAGCTCTCGCTCGATGACATGGTCTGGAACGTCATCATCACCGCCAGCAACGTGCGCGATCGCAAGAGCGGTGCCGTCGAATGCTACAGCCTGATCGAGTCTTCGGCCGACAAGCTGAAAATGATGAAGATCGCCGACGGCTGGCTTTGGCCGGAAGGGGCGAAACTGCTTTACGCGAAAAACGGGCTGAGCGTGTACGGCTTGAGCCTCCGGATCGAAACCGAACAGTAAAAGGAGCTGCAATGCATATCTACTACGAGGATGGCCCGCCGAAAATCACCATGGGCGCGGCCGGGGAATTCAGGAAGGGGGTATCCAGGGAGATCGAGGATGGGCTCGCGAAGATGATCCTGGAGAAGAAAACCGTGGTCTTCAAGGAGGGCGAAGCCAAGGAGCCCGATCTCCCCAAGGAGCCGGAAAACCCCCCGGGCCTCCCGGGGGCCGGGAAAAAAGTGAAGGAGGTGCCCACCAATGGGAGCAACTGAAAAAGGGGTCATCTGTCAGCTGGTGATACAGAAGGAGCCCTCCTACAAGGTCGACCCGGTCACCCCCGACGCCCAGGTGATATACCTGAGATCCGACACCATAGCCTTCAGCCGCCCCAACGAGTCGTCCGACGTTTCGCGCGGCGCCAACCGAAACCCGACCAAGCCGGCCCGCGGCCTCGATGACGTCGGGGGGGACATCTCGACCGAGCTGCAGGCCTACATCGGGCGCCTCTACGAGGGTGTGATGGGTACGGTGGTCACCACCGGCACCGGCCCTTACGTCCACACGTTCAAGCACGGCCCGCTGTCGTCCTGGATGCTCGAGCGCAAGTATCCGACCCTTGGCAAGTACGCCAAGTACAACGGCTGCAAGTTCGGCAAACTGTCGATGGACGTGACGACGAAAGGCTTCCAGAACATCACCGTCAGCACCAGCGGCGCCAAGGAGACCATTAGCGACGCGCCTTTCGATGCCACTCCCCTGGACCTGGGCAAGGTCTCCTTCGACGGCCGCTCGATCATGCTCATCGAGGAAGGCGGTGTGGCGATCGCGACCATCAGCAAGATCTCCGGGCTCACCATCGACAACGGCCTGGATCTCGGCGAGGAGAATTACGCCCTGGGCGGCGACGGCTCCCGGGACGACATCCCGGAAGGTATGGTGAAAGTCACCGGCACCGCCCACGCCATGTTCAAAACCATCGATCTCTACAACAAGGCCAAAAACGGCACGGAGTCAAGCATCAGGGTGAAGTACGCCCTGGGCGACGGCAACGGAACCGCCGGCAACGAGTCGCTCGAATTGAAACTGTCCGAACTGGTCTACTCGCCGAAGACTCCGCCTATCGCCGGCCCGAAAGGGCTCGTGGTGGAGGCTCCCTTCGAGGCTTACTACGAGAACTCGGCCGAGGCCAGCGCCCTGCAGCTGATCCTCAAGAACACCCAGGCCAGCATCTAGGCTTGACCTCTTCACCCATTTGCGCTATAAGGCGCAGATACCATAAAAGCCCTCCAACCTCACGGTTCGGGGGCTTTTTTCTTTTGAAACGTTTCAACTGATCAAACCCGCCCCGCCTCTGTATAGTCTCCCCTGCCATTGATGTTCTCCGTTACCGGCCGCCTCGGGATTTGTCCCCCCGGGGCGGCCACCACTCATTCAAAAGAGGCCCCCATGCTTGACGCTCTCATCTCCCTGCGATCTCTCCTGTCCCGCCGGCTGTCCGGCATGTCCGTCGGCATCCGTTACACCATCGGAGGTCGCGTCTACACCCAGCGGCCGCTGGTTTTGCTCCAGATGGAGCAGTTGGTGGAGTTCATCAACCCGGAGATGTTTTCCGGCCTGCAGACCGTCAACGCGCTCGGGGTGGTCAAGCTGCTGGGTGACCGGATTGCCGCCATCCTGGCGATCGTGCTGACACCCCGCGGCGTCGAGGTGGACCAGAAGGACATGGCGGAGATCACCGCCCATCTGCGCGCGCACGTCGACCTGGACACGGCGGCGCGGGTGGTGGAGGGTTTTTTGTCCTGCAACCCGGTAGCCTCAGTTTTCAACAGGCTGACCGGGCTCCTGAAGACAGGGGGGGTGCTGGCCACGGTGGCAACTGGGTCACTGAGCTCGTCTGCATCCTCGCAGCAGGCGACCTGACCAAGCGCCGGCAGATTCTGGTGCAGTGCACTCTGGCCGAGTGTGAGCCGTACCTGGCGCATCGTTATCGAGATCTGACCTTCCGTGAATCTGTGCTGGCCTTCCTGGGAGCGCCGGGCGCCGGCGAGCCGCGAACGCCGGAGGATAAATATTGCCGGGTCTGCCGCGAGGCAGGGCTTAACGATTGTCCCAACTGTAGCAAGGAGATTGAGGTTCTGAATGGGCAATAGCTCCGACATGAAACTGCAGCTGGTCATCGAGGCGGTCAACCGCTTCCAGTCGACCTTCGTGGCCCTGAAGCGGGACGCGGAAGCGATTCGGGCCGAGCTGGCCGCCATCGATGCCGCGGGGAAAAGTGCCGGCAACTCATTGGACGCTGCCGGCAAAAAGGGTGCTGCAGGATTCAGGGGGATGGGACCGGCCGTTGCCGCATTTCGGGATCATGTGGCGGCCGCCAAGGTCGAGCTCCCCGCCCTGCTGGCCAAGATCGACGCGCTGAAGGTGCCGCTGGCTGCAGTCGAGGCCGGCGGCGCCGCGTCCGGAAAGGCGCTCGATGACGCCGGCAAAAAAGGCGGCAAGGCGATGGACCACGTCCACGACTCCGCCCATAAAGCCCATTCCATGCTGTTCCAGATGGCGCAGATGGCCATCCTTATGGGCACTCTGCTCGGCTCCAAGAAGCTGTTCGAATGGGGGATGGATTACAACAAGACCCTGGAGAACTCGAAGCTCGGCTTGGGCGGCATCATCACCAGCATGGGCGAGGTAAGCGACGCCCAGGGGCGCGTGCTCCAGGGGCAGGAAAAGTGGAACGCCTCGCAGTCGCTATCCGTCGAGGCACAGCGCGAACTGCAGAAAATCGGCATGAGCACCGCAGCCACCTATGGTGAGCTGGTCGAGGTCTACCAGGGGATACTTGCCCCGGCGCTGTCCGCCAAGATGACCTTTGCGGAAACCCTCGACATCACCGGGCTCCTTACCAACTCGGTCAAAGCCCTGGGACTTCCCATCAACCAGATCAAGCAGGAGGCGCGCGACCTGATCCAGGGCGGCATCAACTCCGCCTCGTCCTCGCTGGCCACCGCGCTCGGCATCACCGATTCCATGGTGAAAAAGTGGCGCGAGCAGGGAACGGTGTACAAGGAGCTGAAGCAGCGGCTGGACGGCTTCACCTACGCCGCCCGCGAGTTCTCCGGCACCTGGGACGGCGCCTGGTCAAACTTTCAGGACGTGGCGCAGCGCGCTCTGGGTGAAGGTTCCAAGCCGCTCTTTGCCTTCATCCGCGGCGAGGTGATCAAGCTCTCTAACGACATGGTGAACATCACCCGGGACGCCGGCGGGAACATCCTCGACATCGAGGTGAAGCCCGAGGTGGTCGCGCGGATCCGGGAGCTGGCCGAGGATCTGACAAAGCTGATCAAGCTGTTGGAGCTGTCAGTCAAGTGGGGCTCCAAGCTGGCTGAGCCGGCTCTTTTCCTGGGCATAGCCTACGGCATCAACAAGATCACCACGGCGGTCAAGGGGCTGGCCATCGCCGCCGAGTCGGCCGCACTGGCCCGGCTCATTTCCAGCCTGCCGGCATTAGGACTGGTTGCCGGCGTTCTGGGTGGAAAGCAGATTGTCGAGGCAAAAACAAGGAGTGACGAAGCTGCCGCGATTAGGCTTCAGGCGAAGACCGAGACGGATCATGAAACGGCCCGACTTACCGCCATGGGCGTCGCACGTCCTCTTCAGAATTTAGAAGAATTCGGGGGTGACCAATTGGCGGCCGTCCGGCAAAAACTTCCCGCCGCTGATGACCGCCAGATCGCCACGATGCTCCGTCGTGGCCTTATATCGACTTATCATGACACGACACCATGGCAGGGCATGCCCCAAAATGTCGTGGCTGTGAAAATTGATGAAGAGGCCGCCAAGAAGTTCCTGGAGGGAGGCAAATCTCCCTTCAACGTCAAGGGCTCTGACAGTACCAGCGAGGATGAGGAGAAGAAACGGCAGGCGGCAGCGATTGCCGATATCGAGGATCGCTACGCCGCATCCTCCGCGCTGATCAAGGCCGGCGAGACCAAAGAGGCGGAGGCGATCAAGACCGGGCTGAAGGAAAAGGAACTGGCCTGGCAGCAGGGGCTGATCTCCCAGGAGGAGTATCTCAAAGCCCGGGCCGATCTGGAAAAGCGGGGGCTGGTATCGCAGGTGAACGCGATCGCCGACCAGCAGGCTGCGTTGACCAAGAAGTACCAGGAGGAAGCGGCCGAGATCGAGGACCCGAAGGAGGCCTCGGAGAAGCATAAGGCGTACGTGACCGAGTGGTACCGGCTCTCTGCCGACTATGCCAAGAAGACGGCCGAGCTGAAGCGTAGCGGGGTTGATGAGGAACTGAAGCAGCTCGATGTGCGAGAAAAGCTGGAAGCTGCCCAACGCGAGGGCGCCTTAAAGCTGCTCCAGGAACAGCTCCAGGCCGAAAAGCAGCTCACCCAATTGTTGCTTGAGCGCGAGCGCATCACGCCGCTGCAGGCCGAAAAGCGCAATATTGCAACCGAGCAGAGCGGCCTCGAGGCGGAGTACTGGAACACCCTGGCCAAAAAGGGCGGCGGCGGGCTCAGCTCCGCGCAGATCGCCGACTTCGAAGCCCAGCTGCAGCTGATCGAGCAGCGCATGGAAAACCTGAGCCAGGCGGCGCCCGATCGGCTCTACAAGGCCGGGCAGGCGACCACGGCCCTGGACGCCAAGCGCGAGGAGGCGCGGATCAGCCACGAGCTCGCCGACCTGGATGCACAGGAGGCGACCCGGCAGATCGGCAAGACCGACGCATTGCGCCGGCGGCAAAGCCTCCTGGAGGATCTCCTCGCCAGACAGCAGGCGGTTCAGGGCGGCATCGACCCGAACGACACCACGGCCTGGAACAGCCAGCAGGCGGCGATCGATGGGACCAGACAGCGGCTACTGGACCTGAAACTGGAGATGCGGGACCTCTCCGACGACATGGCGGGCGGACTCATCGAGGGGCTGCGGCAGTACGTGGACGATACCGGCGGCATGTTCGGGCAGATGGTTGAGCTGTCCAGGGCCACCGCTAGCGCCATGGAAGGCGCCTTCTCGGATCTTTTCTTCGACGCCATGCAGGGCAAACTGGTGAGTTTCAGAGACTACGTAAACTCCATCTTACTCACCATCGAGCGGCAGCTGGCCAATACGCTGGCCCAGAAAGCGGTAACCAGCATGATCAGCGGGATCGGCTCGCTGTTCGACACCTCCACCCCAGCGATCACCGGTGGTGGAGGAGGTGGCGGCAGCACCGTCGCAGTGGCACATTCCGGCGGCCTGATCCTGCACGAGGGGGGCAAGGTGGTCCCTCGGTTTCACTTCGGCGGGCTGGCCTCGGATGAGGTGCCGGCAGTGCTGCTTAAGAAAGAGCGGGTTCTGTCTGTCGAGCAGAACCAGCTGTTCGAGAAGTTCGTCAACAAGACGGAAGGCAACGGCTCCGGCGGGATCAGCGGAATCAACTTCAGCCAGCAGATCAGCATCGACAACAGTGGCAACACAGAAAGCAGTACCCAGGGGATGGATAACGAGCGCGCCGGGCAGCTGGGCCAGCTCTTCCAGGCCGCCATCACCCAAGCGATCATCAAAGAGAAGCGTCCGGGAGGGCTTTTATCCTGATGGAAACCTTCAGCTGGAATGTATCCCTGAACAGCTCGAAAGAGACCAAGGCCCGCGTTCTCAAGACCCAGTACGGCGACGGCTACAGCCAGCGCGTGCGCGACGGGATCAACAGCCTGGTCCGTGCCTTCCCGGTCACGATCAAGGCCTCTTCGCTGGCCACGGCCGATCAGATCGAGGGGTTCCTGGAGGCACGCAACGGGGACGAAGCCTTCGCCTGGACCCCCCCGCACGCGGCGGCCGCCATCAAGGTCACCTGCGACAGCTGGCGCCGGCAGGACCGCGTTGCCAGCAGCGTCATCACCGCAACATTCCAGCAGGTATTCTAGATGATCGTCAAGCACATCCACAGCCTTGAGCCGGGCGCCATTGTAGAGCTGTTCGATCTCGACCTCACCCCGATCGACCCGGCAGCGGGAATCGCCCGCTTTCACGCTGGGACCAATGAGCTGTCCCAGCCCGTTGTCTGGCAGCAATACAGCTACGAACCGCGCCCGGTCCAGGCCTCCGGGTTCGGCATCACCACGACCGGCTCGGCTCCCCGTCCTAAGCTCCAGGTCTCCAACATACCGACCACCGGAAGCGTGGGGCTCATGACCCTTTTGAACCGCGACTACCGCGACCTGGTCGGCGCGATCGTCACCCGGCACCGCACCCTGGTGAAATACCTCGACGCGGTGAACTTCCCGGGGGCGGTCAATCCGGACGCGGATCCCACGGTGGAATTCCCCCTGGACATCTACTACGTGGAGCGTCGCCTCACCGAGAACCGTCTCTACGCGGAGTACGAGCTCTCCAGCATCTACGACCTCGAGGGGGTTTATCTCCCGGGACGCCAGGTGATCAGGGACACCTGCAGCTACTCATACCGGAGCTGGGATGCCACGGCTGATGATTTCCTCTACCAGGATGCACGCGGCCTCCCCGTCGCCTGCCCCTATACCGGCGTGGCCTACTTCGACCGGATGGGCAATCCCGTTGCCGAAGCATCCCAGGACCAGTGCGGCAGGAGGCTCAGCGATTGTCGGAAACGCTTCAGCACCGGGACCAGGACGCTCGATCAGGTGGCAGTGCCCATAGTGTCCGAGTCGCTGCCGTTCGGCGGCTTCCCCGGCGCCGGGAGGTACAACCGATGAAAACGGCGACATTGGCGTCAATCCGCGATCACGCGCTGCGCGACCTGCCCAACGAGGCGTGCGGCTTCATCCTCAACGCCGACGGAAACGAGAAGGTCTTTCCGGTGCGCAACATGCACGACAAGCCGGCCGAGAGCTTCGCCGTCCATCCGGGCGATTACCTGGAGGCGAAGCGGGCGGGAACTCTTCTCGCGCTGTACCACTCGCATCCTGCCGGGCCTGCCGCTGCTACCCGGATCGACACGCTTGCCTGTAACCGGAGCGGGCTGGTCTGGTACGTCTACTCGGTCCCGGACGAGACCGTCTCCAAGATCGTTCCTGCAGGAAGAGCTCCCCTGCACGGCCGCCCCTTCGTTTGGGGCGTCTACGATTGCTGGACCCTGGTCTATGACTACTACCAGGAGAAGCTCGGCATCACCCTTCCCGACTGGGAGCCTTACGAGGAGGACTTCTGGGAGAAGGGGAAAAACTACTACGTCGAGCGCTACGCCCAGTTCGGATTCGTGCCGGTCCAGGACCTGAGATGCCATGACGTGCTCCTGATGCAGCTGGGCGGCAGGGTGAAGATGCCGATCCACTCAGGCATCTACCAGTCCAACGGCACGCTGCTGCACCACGTGCCGGGCCGGCTATCCACCTCCGATGTCTACGGGGATTATCTGCGGTCCATGACCAACCTGGTGCTGCGCCATGGGAGCCTGTTATGAGCCTGAAACAGATCGTGCTGCACGGGGAGCTGGGCGTCCTCTTCGGAGAGCACTGGCAGCTCGATGTCCTCACTCCGGCCGAGGCGGTATTTGCCATCAACGTCAACCGCCCCGGTTTCACCCGGCACCTGTGTGCCTCGGAAGCCGAGGGGATCGGCTACCGGATCCTGCTGGACGATGAGCCTATCGATCCCGCCGCTCTGGCCCACCCCTTCGGCCGCGAGACCTTCCACATCGTCCCGATCCTCTCTGGTTCGGGGAGCGACGGCAGGGCCGTGGCCAAGGTCGTGGTAGGGGTCGTGATCGCGATCGCCTCGATCGGCGTCGGCATGGCTGCCTATGGCGGCGGCATGGGGGCCATGGGCACTGTGTTCTCCGAGGGCGCCATGGGTGCCGCCATGTCCGAGAGCGCGCTGCTCGGCATGTCCTACGGCACCATCGCCATGATGGGCGCCTCCCTTGCCTTCACGGGAGTCTCCCAGCTGCTGGCCAAGACTCCCGATCTGGCCGCTGCCCAACAGGATGGCAGCTTCATCTTCGCAGGCTATGTCAATACAGCGGCCCAGGGAGGTCCAATACCGGTGGGGTACGGCGAATTGATCGTGGGATCCACGGTGGTCAGTTCGGGGCTCAAAGTAAAAAGCGAGGCGGTATGATAACGGGATCCGGCAAGGAGGCAGGCGCCTCGGTATATGTGGCCCCCGAGTTGATACGTTCCATCGGTACCGCGCGGATCCTCGACCTGATCTGCGAGGGTCCGATCGTGGGGCTGGTCAACGGGGACTGTTCCGTCTACCTGGATGACACCCCGCTACGGGACCCGGTCTCGGGGAATTACAACTTCCTGAACAGTGACGGCTCTGCCGCTGTGACGGTCAACGCCAACAGTGTCGGCACTCCCGGGCAGCCGGCCATCGCCGGCTTTGACCAGGTCGAGTCGGAGACGGCCGTGGGCGCCGAGGTATTTCACGCTCAGCCGGTAGTGCGCCGGGTGGAAGCGGGGCTCGATCGGATACGGCTGCGGCTCGCCGCCCCTGCGCTCTACGCCATCGACGGGAACGGCAACACCAACCCGAACCTGATCGAGTACTTCATAGAGGTCAAAAACTTCAGCCAGGCGGAGTTCCCGGATATCGCAGAGGTGCAATCCTCCTTGAGCGCCACGGCGCTGGCGGCTACCCCGTATCCGACAAGCGTTGACGGGTACCCCTACGCCTGGGAGCTCGATCTGTCCGGGTTCTCCAGCGCCACCAACGTGCTGGGCCAGTTGCGCTACGTGCTGACCATGAGAAACGATCCTCCATGGGAATGGGGGAAGAACATTACTCTGGAGGTATGGGGCCGCTCCGACTCCTCCGACTGGACCCTGATACAGAGCAGCAGTCATCGCGGGTCGGGACCTGCGGGAAGGGGAATTATATCTTCCTGGACCGTCGATGACGTCTGCGAGGTGTATGGACGCAGCAAGCTCCAGTTCAGGTTCATCACCCAGGCAAGGGCCGTGCGCTTTCTGACTTCGGGCGCCTATACTTATAAGGGCCGCTCATATCCCGCCGCAACAGGGCACAGGTTCTACGGGTTCTTCTCGACCGTTGGCGCGGAGTACTTCGCCATTTCCGGACCGAGGTTCTATGGCAATCACCCCTCGAAATTCGAGATCTCCACCTACGACTACACCCTCCCGGGAATCGGTCCCTGGGACATCCGGGTCAGCAAGAAGACGCCCGATAGCGCGGATGCCAAGGTTCAGCAAACCCTGCGCTGGGAGTCCTATACCGAGATCATCGACTCCAAGCTCGCCTACCCAAACTGTGCCGTGTTCGGGGTAGTGGCATCGGCCCAGCAGTTCAGCTCGATCCCGCGCCGTGGTTACCACTGCAAACTGTTGCTGGTCCAGGTGCCGAGCAACTGCTTCCCGGCCACCAGGGATTCCGCCGGCGTCTGGACCATGGCCCGCTACACCCGTAACGCGCTGGGTGAGGACACCGGCGTGGAGCAGGGGTGGGACGGCACCTTCTACCTGACCTGGAGCAGCAACCCTGCCTGGTGCTACTACGACATGGTGGTCCATGCCCGGTATGGACTGGGCCAGTACGTGAGGCCAGCCAGCGTGAACAAGTGGGCGCTTTACACCATCGGCCGCTACAGCGACGGCCAGGTCGACTCCGGGTACCGGGACGCCGCCGGCTCCATCATCTACGAGCCGCGCTTCACCCTGAACTGCTACATCAGCACCAGGGGGCAGGCATACGCCCTGCTCCAGTACCTGACCCAGGCCTTCCGGGGCATGGTGTACTGGGCCGCCGGCCAAGTCACGGCGACCCAGGACGCTCCGGCGGATCCGGTTCACGAGTTCACCAACGCCAACGTGGTCGACGGGGTATTCACCTACACCGGATCCGCCAAGCGGGCGCGGCATACGGCGGTCCTGGTGAGCTGGAACGACCCCGCCGACATGTACCGGCAGACCCCCGAGTATGTCGACGATCCCGACGGGATAAGGCGTTACGGCTACAACCCGATCAACGTCCCCGCATTCGGATGCACTTCACGCGGGCAGGCGCACCGGTTCGGGAAATGGACCCTTTACTCGGAGATGGAAGAGACCGAGACCTGCACGCACAGGACCGGCCTGGAGGGGGCCGTGGTCGTCCCTGGAAACGTGTACAAGGTTTTCGATGTCTCCCGGTCCGGGGTGCGTTGGGGCGGTCGGGTGGTCGCAGGCACACCTTCCCAGGTGACTCTCGATGCCGAGGTGACGCTCCAGGCAGGCAGACAGTACACCGTCACATTCATAAGGAGCACGGATCCCGTCTCGCTCAGCACGGTCGCCGTCACCCCGGTAACCGAGGACCTCACCGGCGCTGTCTTGACCCTGGACGGCAGCGCCCCCGAAGCTCCGGCGCCCGGCACCCCCTGGGTGCTTGAGTGTCCGGAGTACATCGAGGCTCAGCTCTTCCGATGCCTGACCGTCACCGAAGTGTCGCTCGGCACCTTCGAGATCGCCGGGCTAGAGCACAACCCCTCCAAGTACGCCTGGGTGGAGGACGGCGTCGTTTTTGACGAGGCGCCCTTATCAGGCCAGCTCCCCTTGAGCAGCGTGATTCTCCCAACCGGCGTGCAGATCACCGAAGAGACCAGGCTCGATGCGGCCGGCACCCTTGAGACCCGCCTGTATGTCTCCTGGGACATCGTTCAACAGGCATCGATCCAGGGGTACGAGGCGGAGTACAGCCTCGATGGTGGCCCATGGGTCAAGCTGGCCACCGTGGCCACCAACCGGGTGGAGGTCAAAGACCCCCGCCCCGGCAGCTATTCGGCGCGGGTCCGCTCCCTGAACCTGTTCGGCATACCGTCCGCCTGGGTAGCGGCCGGGCACACCGTCACCCCCCGGTCCGATGAGCCGCCCGATGTCACCGGCCTGCAGCTGCTGGGACAAGGGAACGACCATGTCTTCGTCGATAAGGACGCACGGTTCGCCTGGAACAGGGTGGTGCCGCCCGGTGCGCTAACCGACCAGATTGACGACGCCACCTACGGGGTGGGTGCCAAATACCCTACCGGCTGGCTGAACGGCTACGTGATCAAGGTCTACAACCGCGACCTGACTCTCAGGCGTACCGATGCTGCGGGCACAGAGCAGTACACCTACAGCTATGACAAGAACTGTTTCGACGGTGGCGGCACACCGGCCAGAGCCTTTACTGCCGAGGTTTATGCCAGAACCAACACCGGGACTCTTTCCAAAATCCCGGCTCGGCTTTCGGTATCCAACCCGGCACCTCAGATGCTGGTATAGGCGGCGAGCATGCAACTAACAGGCGGAGTAAATGATTTCACCCTGGCGTTCCTCCCCTCCGTGGAGATCGACATCGCGGGGTACCTGGTCTTTGCCGTGCCGGGTGGCGAGGAGTTCGTCCCCTCGCCCGACAATCTTGTCTACCAGGGGCCGAACACCCAGATCACGGTGCGAGTGGCAGCCGGAGTTTGGGGGATCAAGGTCGCGGCCTATGACCTTTTCGGCTTCGGCGAACTCAACTACACCCCGGTTATGGCATGCACGGTGGTGGATACCGTGGCTGATCTGCTGGATAAGCTCACCGGCGAGATTACGGCATCACAGCTGCACCAGGACCTGATAGCCACCCTGGATGAGATCGGCAATCTGCAGGAGGCATACGGCACTACCGTCAGCGCTGCAGAGTCCGCTGCCAGCGCTGCAGCGTCCGTTGTCAGCGCTGCAGAGTCCGTTGTGGCGGCGGCCAATGCCCAGGCGGCGGCTATCTCTGCCGAGGCTGCCGCCATACAGGCCCGGAACAGTGCTGCAGGGTATGCGGAGTCGGCGTCCAACAGTGCCACCACCGCCCAGGCGCAAGCCGCGTCCGCTGAAAGCTCGGCTTCCGCCTCCAGCTCCTACGCCAACAACGCGGCAGCCTCGGCCGGCGCTGCAGGCGAATCCGCCATGGCTGCCTCCGACAGTGTCCTGGTCGCCAACCTGGCAGAAAACAGCGCGATCAACCATGCCAATGCGGCGGCTAGCCACTCGGATGCCGCGTCGGCCTACAAGACAGACGCTGAGACTGCGGCGACATCGGCATCCGGTCATGCCAACACGGCATCGGCATCGAGAGATGCGGCATCAGGTAGCGCCACAGCTGCGGCCACCTCGGCCAGCAATGCCTCGGCTTCCGCCACGGCAGCCGGGACCTCGGCATCGGCTGCTGCGACCCATGCCGTCACTGCCTCAACAAAAGCGGGGGAAGCATCGAGCGCCGCGTCATCTGCAGCGACATCAGCCACCGGCGCTCAGACCGCTGCCACCACGGCGACCACACAGGCCTCCAACGCCACAGGTAGCGCCACGGCTGCATCTACCTCCGCGACCACAGCGGCCACTCACGCCACCAATGCCGGCAATTCCGCCTCGGCCGCTTCAGCCAGCGCCACCACAGCCGGCACCGAGTCGGGGAACGCGGCCACATACGCCAGCAATGCAGCCTCCTCATCGACGACC